ATCCTGAACAAGATGAAGGCGATGATCGCCTACGCGCCGCAGCTGGCGGTCGAGACGCAGGTTTTCGCCAAGTCGATCTATCTCAAGCCCTGCGCGGCGCGGTTCGAGCTGCTGTCAGGCGCCGAAGAAGGCAAGCACGGCAAGAACCCGAACGTCATCGCCGGCGACGAAATGCACGAATGGCGCAGCCGGGAGATTGAGAACACCCTGCGCCAGGGTACGGGCGGCAGGCTCCAGCCGATCGAGCTCTATGCCTCGACGTCCGGCTTGAAGACGAACCGCACCGGCATGGAGCTGTGGGACGAAAGCCGTTCCATCCTAGACGGCGGAATCGACGACGCGACCACGCTGGTCGTGATCTTCGCGGCCGATGCCGATGCAGACTGGACGGACGAAGCTGTCTGGCGCCGCGCGAACCCGTCGCTTGGCCTGTCGCCAACGCTGCAGTTCCTGCGGCGCGAGGCGGCGATCGCGAAAGACAATCCGAGGGCAGAGGCGCACTTCCGGTGCTACCATCTGAACCAGTGGATCGACAGCGCGGTCCGCTGGCTGAACATGAAGCGTTGGGACGCCTGCGCGCACGGCGACTGGCGCACGGTGCACGAGGAATGCATCGGCCGGCGCGCGATCGCGACGTTCGACCTTTCGTCGACACGGGACGTGACGGCGAAGATTTTGCTGTTCGAGCCGGAGGGCGAGGATCGCCGCTGGCGGATCGGCTGCCGCTTCTGGGTGCCGGAAGAGACGCTCGCCGAGCGGGTGAAGAACGACCGCGTGCCCTATGACAAGTGGCTCGCGGCGGGCGCGATCGAAACCACGCCCGGTGATTATGTCGACCAGAGCTACGTCCAGGCCGCGCTCGAGGAAGATTTCGCCCGATACGAGATCGGGCAGCTCGGCTTCGATCCGTGGAATGTCGGCAAGCTGCTGGTCGATCTGCAGAAGAGCGGGGTCGATCCGGAAATCATGGTCGCGGTCCGGCAGGGCATCGCATCGCTGGGCGACGCGTCCAAGGAGTTCGAACGCCTGGTCTATGCCGGGCTGCTCGATCACGGCGGGCACCCTGTGCTGCGATGGATGGCCGCCAACACGGTCGTGCGGTTCGACGAAAACCTGAATTTCATGCCCGCTAAAAAGCGGAGCGCGGAGAAAATCGACGGCATCGTGGCGGCGGTGACAGGGCTTGCCGTCGTTCTGGGCGCGGAGGCTGAGGACGGTCCCTCGGTCTACGAAGGCCGCGGCATTTTGGAGGTCGAAGTCTGATGGGTTTTCTGACGAACTTCATGGCGAGGTTCGGCCCTTCCGACTCGATGGAATCTCCCTAGGGCTGGTTCGTACGGATGCTCGGGGGCGGCCCGACCAATGCAGGTGTTCACGTCAGCGAGCACGGTGCGTTGTACCTGCCCGTCGTCTATGCGTGCGTGAACCGCATTGCCAATCCGCTGTCGATGTTCCCGCTGGGCATCTATCAGGATGATGGCCGGGGCGGGCGCGTTCAGGTAAAAGAACATCCAATGTCACAACGGCTGGGCCTGCGGCCGAACGACTATATGAGCGCCCGGACGCTCAAGAAGACGACGTCGCTCCACGCGCTCACATGGGGCAATGGCTATCGCGAAATCGAACGCAACGGGCGCGGCGAGGCGGTTGGTCTTTGGCCATTGCTACCGGGCACGACGCGCCCGCGCCGGATCGACGGCGAGTTGACGTTCGATACGACCATCGACGGGACCAACTTCCGTCTGCCGCATGGCGATGTGCTGCACCTGATGGATCAAAGTCAGGATGGCTATGTCGGCATGTCGCAAGTCGCTCTGGCGCGCGAGGCGATGGGCCTGGCGCTTGCGATGCCGACATTCGGTTCAAAGTTCTTCGCGAATGATGCGGAGAGCGGGGGGTTTCTGATGCATCCCGGCCGGCTCGGCCCGAACGCGGTGAACAATCTTCGCGGGCAGGACGGCAAGGAGAGGGCTGCGCCGGAAGATCCCCGTTCGCGTGTGGAGAAGCAAGGCGGGCTGGACAATGCGCACCGGGTAAAGGTGCTCGAGGAAGGGATGAAGTTCGTTTCAACCACGATCCCGCCGGAGGATGCACAGTTCCTGGGTAGTCGTGAGTTTCAGATCGCGGAAATCGCTCGCATGTTCGATGTGCCGTTGATCATGCTGCAGAGCCACCAGAACACCACCACCTGGGGCACCGGTATCGAGCAGCTTATGACCGGCTTTATTCGCCAGACGGTCGCCCCCTGGGCGGAGGCGGATGAGCAGGAAATGAACTGGAAGCTGTTTACCCCCGAGGAACGCGCCAAGGGTCTTTATGTGAAGCACAACATGAAGGCGCTGATGCGCGGCGATGACGCCGCCCGTGCCGCCTTTTATCAGTCGATGTTCGGCGTGGCTGGTCTCTCGCCTAATCAGATCGCGGCGCTTGAGGATATCGAGCCTATCGGGCCGGAAGGCGACAAGCATTTCGTGCCTGCCAATTACGTACCGATCGAGATGGCCGGCCAGCAGCCGGCGAAGACGCAACCGGAAGCCGGGACAGTGCAGCCATGAAATATCCGCATCTGCTAGCCGCCTTCGCGTCCGAATATTGGGCGATGGAGGAAAGCAAGCTGCTCGCCATCATCGGCCTGCTCGCGATGCAGGCCGATGGCGTGAAGTTCGATGCAGCCGAGATCGAGGCGCGGATCGCGCCACAGACGGCTGCTGCCGTGGCGCGCCGCGAAGGCGCGGTCGCGGTGATCCCGCTGCGCGGCGTCATCTCGCCGCGCATGGCGATGGTGCAGAACAGCTCGACCGGGGGCGGCACGACGGCGGAAGGGTTTGCCCAGAACGTCGACCAGGCGGCGGCGGATGACGGGATCAAGGCGATCGTCATCGACGCGGATACGCCTGGCGGCAATGTGCTCGGCGTTGACGAGGCTTCGGCTGCTGTCGCGGCGGTGAAGGGAACGAAGCCGATCGTGGTGCAGGTGAACGGCAATCTCGCGAGCGCGGGCTTCTGGATCGGGTGCTCGGCGGACGAGATCGTGATGACGCCCAGCTCTCAGGCCGGCGCAATCGGCGTACGCACCGCCTATGACGATGTGACCGAGGCTCTGGCCAAGGAAGGCATCTCGCGCGAGATCATCGCTGCGGGCAAGTTCAAGGGCGAAGGGCTGCTCGGCCCGCTTTCCGACGAAACGCGCGGCTATATGCAGGCGCGGATCGACGACTATTACGGCATGTTCGTCGATCGCGTCGCTGCCGGCCGCAACGTGTCGAGCGACACGGTACGCAATGGCTTCGGCCAAGGGCGAATGCTCGGCGCGGCCGGCGCCGTCCGCGAAGGCATGGCCGATCGGATCGGCACGATGAAGGACACGCTGGCGCGCTTTGGTGTCGGGCCAGCTGCACCGCCAGCCAGCGGCGGATCGCGCGGACGGCGCGAACGAGCCCTCGCGCTGCTCTAACTCGACCTACCAGGTCTGAAATCTCCCCGATCGCGCGCCGGCGCGGTCGGTGTCTGCATTCGTCCGGCGCCAACCCCCTCAAAGGCCGATAGGCCGGGAGAACCCCACATGAAGAAAAATTATCTGGTGGGCGCCGCGCTGGCGGCGCTCGGCCCCCTTTCCGCGACCGAGCGCAGCATGGGCCGCTACATGCGCGACCCCGCAGGGCACCGGTTCAGCGGCGCCGCGTCCCTGGCTGCCGTTCGCAGCTCGCGTAATGCGATTGTCGAGCAGATGCGTGGCATGCTCGCCGTCGCTGCCGAGGATGGTGATCGCGACCTGACGGCCGAGGAGGCAACTGCCTATGACGCACTGCAGGAGCAGGTTGCCGGCTTCGATACCCGGATCGCTCGGCTGACTGGCTTCGCCGCAACCGAAGCGGCTGGCGACGCCGTCACTCCGGCCGCTGCGCGTCGCGGCGGGCCCAGCTCGATCCCGGCAGGACCGGGCGCGAAACGCGAATTCGAGAGCTTCGGCGAATTCATGTCGGCCGTCCGCTTCAACCCGAACGATCAGCGCCTCACCTTCGTCGAAGGCGTCGGTGCCGAGGGTGGAGAAGAGTTCAACGCCGAAATGCGTATGGACAACAACACGCAGGGTGGCTTCATGGTCCCTCCGCAGCTTCGCGAGACGATCATGCAGGTCGCGCCGCAGGACGCGCTCGTACGGCCTCGGGCGAACGTCATCCCGGCCGGCTCGCCGCCTGATGCTGGCGTGACGATTCCCGCGCTCGACCAGACCGGCAGCACGAACAACATGTTCGGCGGTGTGCAGGTCAAGTGGATCGGTGAAGGCGACGACAAGCCGGAGACTGATGCCAAGCTGCGCGAGGTCACGCTGATCCCGCACGAGGTGGCCGGCTTCGTGACGATCACCGACAAGTTGCTTCGCAACTGGCAGGCGGCGAGCGTATTCATCGAGAACCTGCTGCGCGGTGCGGTCACGGGCGCGGAGGACTATGCTTTCATCCGTGGTACCGGCGTCAGCCAGCCGCTTGGCGCGATCAACGCCGGCGCGATGAAGTTCATCGGCCGGACCACGGCTAACCATGTCGTCTATGCCGACCTGGT